ACTAACACAAGCAACTGGTAGTTTAGATGCAGAAACACTTGCGGCTACAACTAGTAAATTAGGTCAACAAGACATTGCAGATATAAACGATGCACTTGAAGCTGAGTTTGGTTCAAGCACTGATTTTTCTATAGACTCAGACACCTATGATAATTTATCAAAAAATGTTAAAAACAAATATAACTCTTATAAGTCAGCCGCTACTCCCGGTGCTACGCCTACGCATAATCTTACTAGGGCAGCTAGGATGAGAAAAGATAGAGCGATTGCAAATAAAAAACAAATAGAAGAAATAACAGCATCTGTTAAAGCTTTAAATAAAGCTGAAAAAGAAAGAGCAGAACGTGAAGCAGCGGTAAAAGCAGCTAGAGCAAAAGCAGCAGAAGCAGCAGGGTATCAACCGGGTAAAGACTACAGTGATGAAAAAGAGGGCAGTTTTGCTGGATTAAGTAAAGATGAAGCAAAGTCTGCAGCAATGGGCAGTAACCCCGGCGATAAAAGTGTTTTAGCAAAAGGCGGTTTAGCCACACAAATGAAGCACAGTGGATTAGCTTCTAAAAAATAATCCACAATCAGTTGGCTACTCACTCCCCACACCCGACAGTGTGGCTACAGTGGCCCCAACAAAAGGAAGTACACAATGGCAGAACAAGCTATTATGGCAGAAGAAATGAAGCCTGAAAAGAAGATTGCGTTTGCAAATCGTAAATACACTAACGAAGAAAAGCGCAAGATGGAAGAAGAAGAACTAGAACAGTTGATGAAGGAACAAAAAGGTGAAGTAGAGCAAGAAGCTACTGCTGAACCAGAAGAAGCTGAACCTACTAGTGCAGAAGAGAAAACATTTAAGAAGCGTTACTCTGACTTGCGTAGGCATCAACAACAACAGTCTGAAGAGTTAAAGAAAGAGATTGAAGCACTTAAATCTCAACTTAGTAAAGCTGCACAGAAAGAAATGAAACTGCCTAAGTCTGATGAGGACATTGAACAGTGGGCAGCAGACTATCCTGATGTAGCAGCTATCGTTGAAACAATTGCAATGAAGAAAGCTAAAGAGCAATCTACTGCCCTTGAAGAACGAATGAAAGCAATTGATGAGTTGCAAACAAATGCTACTAAAGAAAAAGCTGAAGTAGAACTAATGCGCATACATCCTGACTTTGGTGAGATTCGTGACAGCGATGAGTTTCACGAGTGGGCTGATGAACAGCCTAAGTGGGTACAGGATGCATTGTATGACAATGACAATGACGCACGTTCTGCTGCTAGAGCAATTGACTTATATAAAGCTGACATGGGTATAGGAAAAGAAAAACCCAAGTCAAATAAAGATGCAGCTAAGTCTGTGTCTACAAAGAACTCACGTAGTAAGCCACAAGAAAACGAGGCAACTACATATCTAAAAGAGTCACAAGTACAGAAAATGTCTGCAGAAGAGTATGAAAAAAACTCTGACGAAATTATGGAAGCTATCCGTTCCGGTAAGTTTATCTACGATGTATCTGGTTCTGCTAGATGAGTATAATATATACCCCTAAAAAAGACATGGAACTATTTGCACCGTTTGGTCCAACGATGGGATATTATCGTATGCCAGATGATGTAGTAGATGAACTAAATGATAAAATGTCTACAAGACTAGATGACTATTCAGATCAACTAGTAGGTAAGGTTTCTGAAGAGTTAGCTTTTGATGATGAGATAAAGTTAATTGCTCAGAAAAGTTTAGGACAATTTGTAGGCAAGTATCAGAACTACACAGAGTATAGAAACTCTATGGGTGCAAAAACTCTGGATACAGAGAATAATAACTACGCACTGCAAGTAGTTTCGGGTTGGTTTGTACGCCAATTTGAAAATGAATACAACCCACTTCATATTCATACAGGGTCTAGGTTATCCTGTGTGGGTTATCTTAAACTTCCAGAAGGAATAGAAGAAGAGTGGGAAGAAGACTACAAAGATCATCATCCATCAAATGGTCATATACAGTTTGCTAGTGGAACACCTTCTGGTTATACATGCACAAACTTTATAATAAAACCGCAGGTTGGTGATTTTTATATCTTCCCATCACAATTGTTTCACTGTGTATATCCTTTCTATACTAAAGGTGAACGAAGGTCTTTTAGCATGAATATGAATTTTATTGAAGTGCCAAAAGAAAAAAGTATTGACAAATAGTTATTTATACGTATAACTATAGTCAGATTAGTGTATCTATATAGCGCAATATGGATACACTATAATACACAAACAGCCAAGCCTTACGGATTACCTGACAAACATGGCCCGTTGAATGGTAGGACGGCCATCCTATCAGAATACGCACCCAAGTGCATCAGCCTCCTGATTAGTCTTGCGAGTTTGTATCTGTAAAATGCTACATAGGAGATTTTAACATGGCATTTACTACTGCTAGTGGTTATGGTAATCTTCCTAACGGTAATTTTTCTCCCGTAATTTACAGCAAACAGGTGCAACTTGCTTTCCGCAAGTCTGCTGTTGCTGAAGCAATCACCAATTCCGATTACTTCGGTGAGATTGCTGCTATGGGTGATTCCGTTAAGATTATCAAGGAACCCGAAATTACAGTTAAGGCTTACGCCCGTGGTACAACCATCACGCCGCAAGACCTTGACGATGAAGATTTCAGCCTAACAATTGACAAAGCTAACTACTTTGCATTTAAGGTTGATGACATTGAAGAGGCACACTCACACGTTAACTTCCAGTCTTTGGCAAGTGATCGTGCTGCGTATCGCCTTGCTGACCAATTTGACCAAGACGTTCTTGGTTATATGTCAGGCTTTAAGCAATCTGCTCTGCATGGCGCAGCCAACACAGCTAACACAACCGTAAATGGTTCAGTCGCTGTTGCAACTGCTGGTACAGACGAATTGCTTTCAAGCATGAAACTGGACGCATCAGATTTTACTGATGGTGCAGGTTCTGCAGGTTCTGCAGGTGACGCTATTGCTATCCAGCCTCGTACTGGTGGCGCAACTGACGCAACTCCTGCTGCTGGTGACACTCACCCACTGACTTTGATTGCACGTATGGCTCGTCTTCTTGACCAGCAGAACGTGGACTCACAAGGTCGTTGGTTGATCCTTGATCCAGTGTTTATGGAAGTATTGAAAGACGAAGATTCTCGTTTGTTCAATGCTGATTTTGGTGGCGGCGGACTGCAAAACGGTCAAGTCTCCACGCAAATCCACGGCTTCCAAGTCTATCAGTCTAACAACCTACCTTCAGTTGGTTCTGGCCCGTCATTCGCTGGCACAAACAGTTCATCCAACTATGGTGTGATTGTTGCAGGACATTCATCTGCTGTTGCTACTGCAGAGCAGATTAATAAGACTGAAACTTACCGTGATCCAGATAGCTTCGCCGACATTGTTCGGGGTATGCATTTGTATGGTCGCAAGATTCTTCGTCCTGAAGCTCTTGTCAACGCCATTTACCACTTAGCGTAAGGGAGATTGAATTATGGCTTTAGGTGATAATACTACTTCCGTAGCACGTGGAAATGATGCACGTGGTCGTAAACCTTACTTGCTTTCAGCAGAGTTGAACTTTGCTACTGCTACAAGTGATAAAGGTACAGCCCTAGCTGCTAACGATGTTATTCCGGGTTTGACTATTCCTGCGAATACCCTTATCATGTGTGCTGGTCTTGAAGTAACGGCTGCTCATGCAGGTACTTCAACCGACACTGACTTTGATTTTGGTATCACAGGTGGTGACTTGGATAACTTCGTTGATGGTTTTGATTTTGATGGAGCATCAGTAGGTGACTATGCTTTTAAGGCAGGACAAACTCCTGTTCTTGTAGGCGGCACTGCTGACACCATTGACATCGAAATCCAAGCAATGACAGGTACAACAACAGGCGGTAAAGTCCGTATGTTTGCTGTCTGCATGGATGTAGACGATCCGGGTTCATTGGTTGCTAACGAAGTAGACCGTGATACACTCGCATAACGTAACGTGATGGGGCAGGGCAACTTGCCCCCTCACTTCTATTTAAGGAACTGTAAATGGCTACAACATTCTTACAATTAGTTAATCAAGTAAACAGGCGTTTGAACGAAGTTGAATTAACTTCTGCAAACTTTGCTAGTTCTGCAGGTTTTTATGCACATGCAAAGGACGCTATTAATGCATCTATTAGATATATAAATCAATCTGAATTTGAATGGCCTTTTAACCACACATTAAAAACGCAAACCTTGACGGCTAATACTAGCCGTTATTCTTTTCCTACAGATTGCAAAGTTATTAACTTTGATACCTTTAGAATTAAAGAAGACTCTACCTTGGGCAATAGTACAACACGTATAATGCCTATGACTTACGAAGAATATTTGGATAAATTTGTAGCACAAGAATATAATAGTTCTAGCTTTCAGGGTGTACCCACTCGTGTTGTACATGCCCCTTCTCTTGAGTTTATTCTTACGCCGGAACCAAATAAAGCATATATATTAGTATATGAATACTTTAATTTTACTGCAGACTTATCTGCACACGGTGATACAATAGTAATACCTGATAGATTTGCACATGTAATTGTGGATGGTGCAATGCACTATGCATATCTGTTTAGAGGTAATACACAAGATGCTTTGGTAATGAAAGAAAAATTTGACGAAGGTATTAAGTATATGCGTTCAATGTTGATTAATCGTACACGATATGTGCGTTCTTATATGATTCCGCAAAACACAGGTGGTGGTCTTAGGTACGGATATTCATCGGTAACATAGGGGTAATTTATGGCTGATGCATGGAAAACCTACGCAGTTGAGTTTCGTGGTGGATTAATAAGTAACCTGTCTCCTTTACAGCAGGGCATTAACGCACCGGGTAGCGCACGTATATTGCGTAACTTTGAACCATCTGTAGAAGGTGGCTATCGTAGAATAGAAGGTTACGATAAATACGATAGTGATTTGATCCCACCATATGGTGCGCCAAAGGTACACGGGGCAAGTCAAAGT